GAGGATGGCGGGCAGCTCGACGATCTCCCAAGGCGTGGCGTCGGGGTTCTTGATCTGGTGGCTGATCAACTGGCCCGTGAGGTCGATCTGCGACCACCGCGTCATGATCACGATGATCGCCCCGTTGGGCATCAGGCGCTGCAAAGGCCCGGTCTGGAACCAGTTCCACGCCGCATCGAAGGGCGTGCGTGTGCCCGCCTTCAGGTCCTGCTCCGAGTGCGGGTCGTCGATGACAAACAGGTCCGCGCCCCGGCCTGCGATGCTGCCGCCCACACCGACGGCGTAGTACTGCCCGCCCGATGCGGTCGACCACTTGCCGGAGGCCTTCTGGTCATCAGCCACCTTGGTGCTGGGGAAGATCTGCTGGTAGTCCTCGGTCTCGATGAGGTTTCTGATCCGGCGCCCGAAGTCCTCCGAGAGCGACGACGTGTGCGTGCCCATGATGATCTTCTTCTCGGGGAAGCGTCCGAGGAAGTACGACGGGAACAGGTACGAGGAGAACTCCGACTTGCCCATGCGAGGCGCGATGTTGATGATCACGCGTGTCTTCTCACCCCTGACCACGGCGTCGAAGATCTGCGCCAGCTTGCGGTGATGCGGCCCCTCCTTGAACCCCGGGTAGATGGCGTGGGCGTAGCCCAACAGGCCCGTGCGAGCGGCGCTGAGCTTGGCGCGCTTCTCGCGCTCCTCCAGCAGGTCGAACAGCTCGGCCTTCTCCTTGGCCGTCATCGTGGGCAACGCGCGCTGAAGCGCTGCGGCCTCTGCGGGGGTCAGGAAGTCGGGGAACTTCACGAGGCGTCAACCTCGGCAGAGGCGACGGCGTCGCCAACGGCGACGACATCCGAGACGTCGGAGACGTCCGTGACCGACATGAACCGCGACAGTTTCTCCTTGATCTTGGCGTCCAACTCGGCGTCGTTGACGCTGGTCTTCTTGACCTCCACCCGGTCGGTGAACAGCGCCACCTCGGTGACGCGGCCCAGCATCTCCAGCGCCCGCAGGCGGATGCGCGGGTCGGGGTTTTTCGTCTCCTCCAAGATCTGCGACACCGCGTAGCCGCGCAACTCTCGCGCCTGCTCGACGAATGCCCAGTCGTAGGCGGTCAACATACCCACAAGATGGCGCACCGCCGGGGGCGTCTTCAACTGCAACAACGCAGCGTGCTGATCGGGCGTCGGAGTCGACGTCGTGACCGCTGTGAAGGCCTGTTGTGCCAGCGAAGCGGCGAGTTGTGCGTCGGTAGAGTCTTCGGTGGGTGCGCCCAGCGAGGCCAACCAGTCCACAGTGCCCTGCTGCGCAGCTACAAGCTCTGGCGCAGACACCTGTGCCACCGGCACTACGCGGTCGGGGCTTTCAATGGGCGGCTCGAAATCGAGGAGGTGTTCCAGCATATGGCGCAGGGCCGCGTCAAAGCGCCCCAGTGCGCGCAGTGTAGCGTTGCAACCCGCGCGCCGCAAGCCTATACTACAAAGGCTTCTGTGCTTTGTCCCGGGTTGAGCTTGCTCCCCGGGATTTTTTTCTGCATACGTGTCAAACACTGGACAGTGTGTAAGGTATTTTTGTAAAAATTTTGTAGAAATTTTATTTTTATTTTAGAAAAGGGCGATTTTTATAAAAACGCAGTTTTTGTATTTTTTGTGATTATGGTTGTGGATTAGTGTTTATATTATGTCGCGTATCAGCCCTGCACAGGGGGGTGGTGGGGAGGGGTGGGGTCGCCCAGGGCTGCACAAAAAAGGTCGATTTACCCCCATTTGATACAATTTAGTCAGCGATTCGGTAGTCGAGTCGCATCAACCCGGGGATATTTCTCCCCCACATCGGAGTATCACTATCATGGCAACCCGTAACAACAAGGCCGAGCAGGCCTACCTGACCCTGTCGCAGTTCGCGTTCCAGACCGGAGCGCACGGACGGAAGATCCGGGATGCGAGCGACCCGTTCCACGCCCACTTCCTCACACTTGACCCAGAGGGTCAAAAGGCCATGCGTGCCGAATGGATCGACGGGCACCTGCAAGGGCAGGGCTACAGCGCCGACGACGCGGCGTGGATCGCGAGCGCCAAGCGCACCGAGCGCGCGCACGAGGACCAGCAGGCTTACGACCGGTCGCGGCGCGACTTCGCGTACCACGTCGAGCGCAAGGAGCGCGACGCCGCCAAGGGCGGCAAGGCCAACAAGACCGAGCAGTTCGAACTGCCGGCGGAGATCGCGGCGCTGGCCCAGGCGCTCGTGAGCGCGGTGCGCGAGTACGACCTCGACGACGCAGGTCTCAAGGCGATGGCCGCGCAAGCGGTCGCCGCCGCGTTCGCGGCGAAGTGATTCGGCGGGGGAGATTTCTCCCCCAGTCGAGCGTAGCCGCTGTGGGCAGGCGCAAGCCTGCCTACGCGAGTGCGCTTGATGCTCCCGTCGGGAGCGGCGTGCTGTTGGAGAAAGCCATGCGTTCGACCTACCTGCTGCTGTCCCCACTGAACGCTGACCAAGCGTTCTTCCACAAGGCAAAAGGCCTGCTCGTCCGAATGGGGCGGCTGACGCCCAATGCCCGCATGGTCATCGCTGACGGAGAAGCCCTGGTGGAGCAGGGCGATGCCTTGTACACCATCGAGCGGGTGAGCAAGTGCGCCGTCGCATTGCGTGGACCGGACGAGCGCGAGATCGGACGATGGCTCGTCTGATGAGCGTAGCCCCTTGCGCCCTTCGGGGCGCTCGGGAGTGCGCTTGATGCTCCCGTCGGGAGCGGCGTGCTGTTGGAGAGTCAGGATGAGTTGGTTGAATGGCGCCCAACTGGTGCTGGTAAGCACCTACAAAGCCCCGACGCGGGCACAAGAGCGTGCGTGGGCGCACGCCGAGAGGATGGCCGCGAAGCAGGCGCGAAGCCCGAGCCGCGTGCTCGTGCGCGAAGCCCTCGCCGCATGGCGGGAGAAGGAAGGGTACATGGGCGCGACGTACCCGGAAGGCTGGTCAGGGAAGGACTTCTCTGACCAAGTGGCCTGGGCGAAGGCCCAGGCGTAATCGTCGGGGGACAAATGTCCCCTATTCACAGGAGCAGAAGCCATGCTGAAAGAGACCCAAAAGGACGCACTCCGTGCGTTCAAGACCGAACTGCGCCAGCAGGCGCACGACGCGCGGCGTGCAGCACGCCGCAAGGCCCAGGCCCTGCGCACGGCGCAGGCGAAGGAAGCCCAGGCTGAGACCTGGGAGCAGACCGTGCGCGGCGTGACCCCGCTGCGCTGAAGCCTGCGACGCAGGCACAACCCGGGGGACAAATGTCCCCCATTCACAGGAGAGAAAGATGCGCGCATTCCGCGTCGTCGCCGTCCTGCAACCGCAGGACTTCCGAAACTGTTTCTCCTTGACGGGAGGGCTGAAGCGCCCCCACAAGGGGGAGATCCACCGCAGCCTCCGGGCTGCGAACACCACGGCCCAGCAATGGGCCGATGCGGGCTGGTACGCCTACATCGTGCGCCGCACCCCGACGGGGTGGACGAGGGCGTAACTCAACCGGGGGACAAATGTCCCCCATTCACAGGAGAACCTTATGCGAAGCACGTTCATCAACCAGCCCGAAGACATGGCGTGGCTCTTCAGCACGCACCTGAAGGCGCTCCCGCCGCTGGCGGGCAAGTCCCTGGCGCTGTGCCGCTCGGCCATCATCACGGGTAACGAAGACTGCCCGGACGAAATCGAACTCCACTGGGCGGTCCACCCGCTGGCCTACGAGATGGCCGCTGCGCACTTCGTGCGCGGCGAAGACGGCGAACTGCACGTGAAGAACTGACGCCTGCGACGCAGGCACAACCCGGGGGGGACATTTGTCCCCCATCAACTGAAAGGAACAGTCATGAACCTCCAAAAAGAAATCCGCGCCGCCTTCGTGGCGCAAGAGATCAAGCGTCTGCTTGACCGGCAAGCCCGGACCCAGGCCCGCTCCTTCAAGACCGAGCGCAAGCCGCGTGCGGCAAAGAAGGGCTGAACGCCCCTCTCCGGGGGACATTTGTCCCCCGGATACCGGTGCTAATGCGACTGCATTCGCAATAGGGCTACTGGCCCCGCTCTTGCGCAGCCTGACCACGCGCGTGGACGCGCTAACCCCTTGATCTTAAACATTTTTCCTTACTTACTACTACTACTACTATCTATATATATATATATATAAGAGAGTATTTTTTTATTTCTATATTTTTGCTTTTTCCTTTTTTTTTTTTTTCTCTAGGGAGAGAGAGGGAGAGAGGGGTACTTTTTTTGGATACAGTAGTGATACCGCGCAGCCGTGCACCCCCTTACAGATCAACAACCTAGCGCGTCCCAAACCGTGGCACGAACTTTCAACTCCGGGGCCAGTCCCGTCGATTCTTGGGCCAGTGGTCAAGCGTTTGTCAGGGTTTACCCTTAGAAAAATTCCCCAAAAATCCCCGGAAAATCCGGGGACAAATGTCCCCCGCAAGGAGAAATGCATGGAAAAAGTCTGCGCACAGTGCGCACAGTCCCGTCCGCTCCAATTATTCCGCCGATTTTCGGGGCGCAAGAAAATCCAGCGCTTGGTCTGCAACGTGTGCGATCCCCCGCGCACGCTCAAGCAGATGACGAAGCGCATGCGCGCCAACGAGGTGGCGCATGGTCGGGTGAACTGGCTCATCGTTGCGGCGATGGAGCGTCAGGAGCGCGACGCATATCGAAACTCACAGGCGGCTCTCGCACTGCGCACGCAGCGCCGCTTACGTCGCGAAGCCTGGGCCGAGGCCATCCTCACGCCTCTTCAGAAGGAACTCACGTGGGCCGAGTCCATGCGTGACCGGTACACGCACCAGTTGGCGTTGTGGGAGCACCCACGCCCAGGCATGACCGAGCGCTTCCCGCTGCATCCCGACTACGGCAGGCCTTGGCTGGCCTTCTTCACCTACTACGCCGAGGTTCTCCAGCGCATGCTGGACGGCGCACGTGCCGAGTACGCTCGCGCGGAACTCGCCATCGACCCAGACACGGGGCTACGCCCCCGCAACCCCACGCCAGAGCAGGCAGACCCGTGCACCTACGTGCTTGCTCACGAGATCGGGCGGCTACGCCGCCTGTACGCCGTGTGTCAGCCCATCCCAGGCCGACGCACATTACGCAGCCCTTGGCTGCACTCTTGGGAAAAGAAATGAAAAAGGAAAAGAAATGAACATCGACGACGCCCTCTTGCTCGTGCTCTGCACGCTCATCGCAGCCCTGCTGCTCCTTGGCTACATCTAGCCCTCCCGCTCACCCGCTCACCCGCCCCTACCGGGGCACCTCCGGCGCACCCGCGCCATCCTCGGGGGACACATGTCCCCCATCAACTCCCGAAAGGAAGTCATCATGAAGAAGACCAACGCCTCTGCCTCCCGCGCCAACCGCGCCTCCTCCCTCATCTTCCCCACCATGCGCACGTTCACCAACGCCGCGCACTCGGTGCACTCCAACCTGCGCAGGACGCAGACCCTGGCG